GAGAAAGCGCGAACTTGAGGAAAAGCTGTCATCTGCCAGAACCAAATTGGAAGAAATGGCACCAGAAGCCAATTCTGCGAATCTTTCCGATCAAATTAAAAAACTAGATGATGCATGGACTGCCATCGATGGAAAAATTGCGGGTTATCTTACAAAGATAACTGAAAATAAAAAGGATTTGAGCTATGCAAACTTAGAATTGTCAAAATTTGATACAGTGGATGGTGTTAAGTGTGATAAATGCATGCAGAATATATCTCATGATCATATTGAATTCATAGAAGAACAGAAAAAACAGTGTTTACTAAAGGTTCAATCTATTGAAAACGATTCAATACTATTAAAGTCTGAAAAAACCAAGTGGGAATCTAAAAAAACAATTATTCAAAATAACATACAGCTTCTCAATCTTCAAATTAAGAATCAACAAGAGATTGCTCGTAAAAAAGAAGTATTAAAGCAAACAATAAGTGACTATGAACAAGTATTATTGAATTTTGATAAGGATAATAGTGGTATGACTATATCTCCCGAAACATTCGAACAAAACATATCCAAAGTCGAAGACAGAAAAAAGATTCAAACTGAAAATTTCAACGAAAGAAAGCTCAAAGACTCTGATTACGAGGTTTGCAAGTTCGTATTGGGAGAAGAAGGTGTGAAAAGCTTTTTAATTACGAAGCTTTTGGACATGCTTAATCAAACAATCAAGCATTATATCAATCAATTGGGCATGAACATCACTTGCAAGTTTGATGAATATTTCGATGAGGAGATTTCCACCGGGGGTGGGAAGAAATTCTCATATAGTAATCTATCTGGAGCTGAAAAGAGAAGCGTCGATGTCGCATGTGTTTTAAGTTTTTCAGATATGCGAAGAAAAATCAGTGGAATTTCCAGTAATTTGGAATTTTATGACGAAATTTTCGACAGCGCATTTGATGAAAGAGGTTTGGATTTGTTGATCGAGGTTTTAAAATCCCGTATAGGAAAAAATAATACTTGCGTATATGCAATTTCGCACCGAAAAGAGACAATCAAGCACATAGACGGGGAGGTTATCAATCTAGAAAAGGAGAATAATATAACTCGAAGAATTAAATAATTAAATGATATCAAAGGATTTAAAAAATATTTCAGAGTTATATGAGTGTGTTTTAATATCGGAATCTCCTGATAATATTACAGTAGGTGGGCAATATTATAATTATGCCAATAAGGAGGATGGTAATTATACAGGTATAATTACTGAAAATGGTAAGTTTGCAATGTCAAAAAATTTAATAGGACATGGTAACTTATTATATAGCCTTAGATCAAGAGATGATATCCCTGATTTAAAGACAAACTTTGAATCTATGGATGAATTACAGGCTTCGGGTATTCTACAGCATCCCATCAAATTTAGAATATGGTCAAAATTTGATGTATATAGTATGTGGGATAGATATAAACCATCATACAAAGCAGCTATAGATAATTCCATAGCTGCTTTAGGCAAATCCCCTGAGGAATTTAGATTTGATCCTCCTTCAGGAGGAGGAGAAGAAAATTTCTTATCATATAGTGATTATGTGTTGGAAGACATAAGCGATGAAGCGCGTGAAGAGATTTCAGATGCTGAACGTAAAAAAATACAAGACCAAAAAGCATTGGGAGACTACATGGCAGGTGGCAAGAAAAAACCAATTGATTATTCCGATATAATCGAACCTAAAAAACCATCATTTTATAGAAGAGAAGGCGATTGACATGATGATTACTTGAAGTAATTATTGCATGTTCGTAAAACCATTCGCATCTCCGTTTCCAAAATCGTTTTCTCCAAAAAAAGAAACGACGAAACAGCAGTCTATTGTTGAAAACAAATCAACAAGATATGTTAATTACATGGCAGATAGACAAGGTTGTGGAATGTGGAGAATTGGGTGGCCTGAGATGCATCTGAACATGTGTAATCTGGGAGACAGTACTTCTTTAACAAGTATGGTTCTCAATAAGGACTGGTATAGAAATGTTAGAGTTGTTAAACTGCAAAGACAAGCATCCAATGAACAAAAAGAGTTCTTAAAATTTCTAAAAAGCATTCAACCTGAATGCGGTTTCAAATTGATGTATGAAGTTGACGATGTTGTCTTCAGAGAAGACATACCTGATTACAATGTTTATAAACCAGCATTTGATAATGATGAAATTCGCCAAAATTGTATCGATATGATCAATATGTGCGACGAAGTTACAGTTACATGTAACTATATGAGAGATCTTTATAAATTAAGAACCGGTAAAAAGGAAATAACCACCGTTCCTAATTTCCCACCGTATTGGTGGATTGGTCATCACTACAATTATAGAGAAATTGTGGATAATTTTGACAAGAATAAGAAGAAACCAAGAATTGTGTATGCTGGATCAGGAGCGCACTTCGATGTCGGAAACAAAACAGAACAACAGGACGACTTCACACATGTTATAAAGTTTATAACAGATAATGTTGACAAGTATCAATTTGTGTTCATCGGCGCTGTACCACCTCCCCTGCAAAAATTCGTATTTGATAAGAAAATCGAGTTCCATCCTTGGAAAAATTTGATGCAATATCCAAACTTCTTGAGAAGTCTTAAAGCGCAATTGTTTATTGCACCACTACAAGACAATAATTTCAATAGAAGCAAATCGGATATCAAATATATCGAAGCTGCTTGCTTGGGAATTCCTTGTTTGTGTCAAGATATGGTGACTTATCAGAACGCACTGCCTGATTTGAAATTTACAGACGGGGAAGACCTTGCGAACAAGGTTGAGAAAATTCTAAATTGGAAAAATCGATCAAAATATTATTCACTGGTTCCTGCGTTGCGAGAAATTGGTTCTCATAGATTCTTGGAACTAGATCAAAACATTGGAGCGTTTATGGAAGCTCTCAACACACCCTACGGAGATCCATCCAGACAGTTTTTGAAACCTTGGAATTGACAAATCCTGTAAGTATGGTCTAATACAGCTGTGTATAGAAACTGTGTCTACAACAACCGGGAAAGATGCGTTCATCTTTTTACATGGGACAGCGAAGGCAATCGAGTCAAGTTCGATTTGGATTTCAATCCTTATATCCTCCTAGAGCATAAGGACGGAGATGCGGAGAGCATTTTCAATACAAAACTGAAAAAGAAAGAGTTCAACACTCAGTTTGATCGAAGTAAATTCTTAAAAGAATCTAAAATGCGCAGAGTGTTTGAAAACATTCCAGCCTCCCAGCAATTTTTGATCGATAATTATTGGCAAACCAATACAGATGACGACTTTTCTAGATTCCCGCTGAAAATCATGTTTATCGACATTGAAACTTTCAGCAACAAAGGAAAGTTTCCTGATATTCAAAACCCGGAAGATATTATTAATCTCATAACTTGTTATGATACGATTAAGAATCGTTATGTCACTTTCGGACTCAAGCCATTTGATACATCTCACATCAAAGATAAAAATGTGAAGTATATCCACTGCAAAAGTGAAGAGCTTTTGTTGAAAAGTTTTATCAAGTTTTGGGAGATGGATTATCCCGATGTTGTATCAGGCTGGAATTCTAGTGGGTTCGATATGCCATACATTGTCAATCGTATAGCGGTTGTTCTTGATGAGGAATGGCAAAAAAGATTATCCCCAATTGGTCGAATTTACGAAAAGGTCAAGAAGGTTGTGAAATTTGGAGAGCCTCCGATTCAAATTGTGATCGAGGGAGTTTCATCCGTTGACTACATGGTGCTGTATCAGAAGTTCAAGCTTGATAAGCAGGAATCCTACAAGTTGGATTACATCGCAGAGGTGGAGCTTGGAGAGCATAAAATAGAATATGATGGTCAGCTTTGGGAACTGTCTGTGAACGATTGGAAAACCTTTGTCGATTACAACATCAAAGATGTTGAGCTTCTAGTGAATCTGGATGACAAGCTGAGATATATGAAGACCTTGCGATTCCTTGCGAATATTGGTCTGTCAAATATTGAAAAGGCGATTGATACTCTTCCCATCATGAATGGTGCGCTTGCCGTGCAGGCTCGTAAGAGAAATCAGCACATCCCAACATTTATAAGACCGCTCAAGGAGGGTAAAAATCCCGGTGCATATGTGCGAGTTCCTAAAATTGGAATGAGTCAGAACATTGTCAGCTTCGATGCAAACTCTCTGTATCCAAGTGTTATGATTTCTTTGAATCTTTCTCCAGAAACTAAAATCGGGAGCTATGAAGAAATCGACGATCTTGTAAAAATTAATCATGTTAATGGAACGACATACCAATTAACAAAAGATAAGTTTGAGAAGTATATAAAACTTGAACAGATATGCATCACAAATGCTGGATTTTTATTTTCTCAAAAACGCAAGGGAATTGTTCCAGAATATCTAGACTGGCTTTACACTGAGCGTAAAAAGATGCAAAAACTGTTCAAGGATTGCAAGAGTAAATTAGAGTCCGACACATCACTAACAAGCTCTCAACGCAAAGCTCTAATAGATGATCAGAACCGATATGACTCTGTTCAATACGCTTACAAGATCAATCTAAATTCATTGTATGGATACATGGGAAATGCGTATGCTCCGATGGGAGATGACGATATAGCATCATCTGTTACATTGACAGGTCAGGCTGTAATTAAAAAGTCAGCCGATCTATTCGTTGATTCTGTTTTAAGCAGACATCCTGAAATCTCCAAAAAAATTCTAGAGGATTCTATTGTTTATGGAGATACTGACAGTTTTGTTCCAAATACTGTTATCCGAACATTGGATGGTAATTTTGAAATAGAGCAGTTGTGGAACTCTCAACAAAACTCTGATATAGAATATACGAAACATGGGCATGAAATGATAAAGGCTGATAATTTGTCTATCTTAACATATAATAAAAATACAAACACTTCTGAATTTAGAAGTGTTAACAAAATTGTCAGACATAAAGTATCTAAACGCAAGTTTAAAATTTCATACGGTGGCCGAGAAGTGATTATAACTGAAGATCACGGTCTTATGATATATAGAAATGGTAAATTTATGAGAATTTCCCCCAAAGAATATGTGAAGGGTGATAAAATTATTATAGCGACAGATAAATAAAGTATCTCTATACTAAATATGTATATGAAAGTTAAGGTAGATCACAAAGATCCAGATACATATGTGGTATCGAAATTGAACAATAAAAAATATGCTAGAATAACACATACTCATTTGAAAAAATACAATATGACAATTGATGAATATTGTTCAAAATATAATTTATCGAATTGTGATATTATTTGTAAAAAGTTGAGAGAGTCGCTTTCTTTTACCAAAGAACATTGTATAAAAAAGTATGGGGACATTGACGGTATCTTAAAATGGGAAGCATACCGCAAACAACAGGCTCTTACAAATTCTTATGAATATAAAAAGAAAAAATATAACATGACATTGGAAGAGTTTTCAACTTATAATAAAAATAGATCTGTGACATTGCATAATTTAATAAAACGACATGGTGATGTCGATGGATTGGTAAAATGGAAATTATATTGTGAAAAACAGGCAAAGGCTGGGTGTAGTTTAGAATATTTTATAGAAAAATATGGTGATGCAGATGGACCTGTTGTATACGATCAAGTGTGTAAATCAAAATCAAACTCAATTGCATCGTATATTGAAAGATACGGTAAAACCGAAGGCGTTAAAAGATACAATTCTAAAATTAGTGAACAAAGCGTTGGATATTCTAAGATATCACAGGAGTTATTCAAAATTTTGGCTTCATATACATCAAATAATGTGTTTTTCGCAGAAAGCGTACGCGGATCTGAATACCACATATTAGACATAGAAAATAAACGAAGTTATTTTTATGATTATGTTGATTTTGCAAATAAAAAATGTATTGAATTTAACGGTGATGTGTTTCACGGAAACCCATCGATGTTTTCAGAGCTGGATACGCCAAACCCATTTTCAAAGATTACATGTTCGAAGTTGTGGGAGTACGACAGTATTAAAATTGAATGTATTAAAAAGCTTAGAGATATAGATACATTAGTAGTGTGGGAAAATGATTTTAGGAAAGATAGGGAAGGTGTAATAAAAAAATGTTTAGAATTTTTAAAATATGAATGTTGAATATGTTGAATTTGAAGTTGAGGAGCTTGATCCTTTTGATGATGAGTATGTATATGATATAGAGATGGATGACCAAAAACAACCTTGGTTTTTTGCAAATGATATATTGTTACATAACTCAGTTTATATTTCATTAAAATGTTTGGAAAATTATGGCATATCCTTGATGGATGGCGATTCGATCAATCCTAAATTTTACGAGTACTGTGACTATATCGAAAATTATCTTAATAATGGGATGAGCGATTGGGCAACTTCCGAATTGAAAAGTATAGATCCAAGATTCGTATTCAAACGAGAAACTATATGCGATGCAGGTATATTTCTAAAAAAGAAATACTATGTATTGCACATGATCGACGACGAGGGATTCAAAACTGATAAGTTTAAGTATAAAGGCGTGTCCGTGGTTAAGACCACAATGCCTAAAAAATTAAAGCCTTATTTGAAGGAGATCATCGAAACAATGATCACGACCCAAGACAAAAATCAAACAGACGCTCTTTTCAAACAGGCTTATGAAACTTTTAAAACCTTGCCGATTGAAATGATATCCAGATTGAGCGGTATCAACACTTTTGATAAGTATACTAATGCGTGTGAAGGCTTTGAAAAGATCGCAGCTAGAATGCAGGAGCATATGCGAGCAGCGCACTACCACAATGAGATACTAACAGCGCTGAACATTGGAGGAAAGTATGCAAAGCTGAAGCAAGGAGATAAAATACGATATATTTCTGTACAGGCTCCCAATAAGTTTAATATTGACGTTGTGGGATACGGATCTAAATATCCAGACGAGTTTGCCGATATTTTCAAAATCAATTACGAAAAGATGTTTGAAAATTTGATGTATCGAAATATCGAATTCTTTTATAAGTCGGTCGGTTGGATTCTAAGAAAACCTAATGAAAATTTAAAAACCGATTTATTGGACTTTTTCGCAGAGTAATTTAAAAAATAAACAAAATGAATCAACAAATACAGATGCAACAAATACAGATGCAACAAATTTATAATAAAGGGCTTGATGATGCCGAGACGCATATCATCAAGCAAATTGCATCATTGATTAGAAGTAATCAAATGGAAGAACTGCAAAACCCGCAACTGAAAGAATTGCAAACTATTCTTTCGGAGTGGGGTGATTATTTCCACACGCAGAGTAAATCTCTAACCATGACAGGAAAGAAACATAAAAAAATGTTAGACAGACACATTCAAAAACTTGACAATATCAAACTATAATATACTATAAAAACATATGAGCAAAACACATATCGCAATACAAGACCAAATTGGAAGAACTGTTATTGGAATCCTCGATTCCGAAACTGAATCGACACTCACAATGGAAAATCCCGTGGTGCTTCATCTCGAACTCGAAGGAAATGGACAAATTCAAGTCCAGACATTTCCAGTATTTTTCTTCGAACTACTAGATAAGGAGCGCAGAGATTCAAACAAGTGGACTTATCACAAGTCAAACATCGTCCTCAGTGAGGTTGTACTTTCTGATAACATCATCGCACAATACAGCAGACTCAATAACCCGGTGCCGCAAGTTGCCGTTCCATCTTCTCCAAAGGTTATTTCAATCGATGATCTATAATATATGTCAGAAATTTCTCAAAAAGAACTAGATGCGCTCTGGGATAGCGTGGCTGATGTTACACCGTATTCTTCATATCTTAATGAAAATACAGTGAAGGCCGATGATTGGATTGATACAGGCTCAATGGTTTTAAATGCTATCGTTTCTGGATCAATGTATGGTGGGATTCCTCGCGGAAGAGTTACTCAGTTTGCCGGACCCAGCCAATGTTTAACAAAAAACCAAAAACTCAGAGTTTATAAAATGCGAACAACTTGAATCACAGGACTTACTCTAAAAATATGTAATCATATTAGTAAATACTAATATGTCTGTTAAATTAAAAAATAAAGAACATTTTCTATTTTTAGGAAAAAAGATTGTCGGGTATCGGGGAGTTAAAGCAGATACATTAAAATTATATAAAATGTATCTGCGTTTAACTAAAGTTTTAGATAGAAGACCGAGAATAACTGATTTTTTCCCAACCGCTACTTGTAGAAATATTAACTATTATATTGAACGATATTGGAATTTAGAAGATGCTAAAGCTGAATTAAAAAAAGTTCAAATGCGAAAGTTAAGTCCCGAGAGGCGACAAGAAGCAAATAAAAAGGCGGCAATTAAAATTTCATTGAAACCCGAAGATGAAATAAAAAGAATACGAAAACTGCAAGGTTGTAATTATAAAGACCCCGTAAAGTTAGCAGAACGTTACAACATATCAATTGAAGAAGCTGCGGCAAAATATGATGAGAAGACAGAACGCAAAGTTTACAATTTAAAAAAGACCATAAAATCAATGGGTGGATATAAACGAGAGTGGTGTTGTAAATGTATTGAGTATTGGTTATTGAGAGGATATGATG